GTGCCGTGGATGATCTGGAATGCGCCGGAGGTTTTGGTTCTGGCGGCTTCCACCCAGGCGTAGCTGGTAACGGTGGTCATCTCAAACACCAGCGTGCCGGTCGGGGCACGATCCGTGATGAGGGCCGCCGGATCGCAGCCGGGGAGATCGCGGTAGACGAGGTTATTGGCCAATTCCAGCGAGAACGATTCGGTACACAGGTCTTCACCAAAGAGGGTGATGGTCTGGGTATTGGCGCTGTTGGCACCCTTCGGAATCTTGAAGTCGCTGAAGTTCGGCGTCAGCGGTGAAGCGTCTGCCGGGGCCACATAGTTGCCCATGAAATTGAACGAGAGGCTGGGAATCGCACCGCGTGCAATGGACAGGCTGAAGCTGCCCCGCGCACCCGTGATCTGGTGCTTGATGCCGTCCATGAAGACTTCGATGGTGACGGAATCAAAGTCGGCGGATACCGGGGTATATTCGGTGTCCGTGGCCGAGGCGATGGTTTCGTCGAAGCCACACGCCATCAGCGCATCGCCATAGGCCGGCCGGGTGCCCGCCGTGCCCGAGGACGCCAGTTCGACATCGAAGCTCAGTTCGACGTGCTGATCCAGTTGGATGCTGGACGACTGGCCAAAGTAAGGCCGGACGAAATCGCGGGTGGCGGTATTGCCAGCCAGCGGGGTGAGTGAGACATTGCTGACCAGGAAGCAGTCGGTGCCTGCCAGCGTTGCAGCGGTGCCGAAGGTCGTTTCCTTCTTCAGCGCCACCAGGGTTTTGTTCATAAACAGGGCCATAGCGGACTCCGGGTTTTAAGCCGGGGTCGCTATGCCCTGAGTGCCTCTTGCGAAGGGTCGTCAGGACGGGTGCCCGTCGTGGTGTTAAAAAATCAGTTCAGGCTTTTTCGGCCTCTTTCATCCAGTCCTCAAGGGCGCTGATAGCCCCCTTAGCAACGCGGATGAGCGTCTTAATCAATACTTTCGTGTGAGGTTTCATCCGTTGGCTCTGTCGGTAGCGGTTCGGGCATGAAGGTTTTCTTTGTGGTCTTGGCTTTCACCTCGGCCACTTCGACACAGCAGCGGGCCTTGGGGGCCGTGGCCGGTGTCAGCAAGGTGCGTTCACCCGTTGCCGGGTCTTTGGTCCATGTCGCCATCAGGTGGCCTCCAGGTGGTCAAAGTAAAAGCTGTAGGCGTACTCATCGCGCCATACCGTGTAGCCCGCATCGAGAAATTCCATGCGGCCTGCCCGGTAGGTGATCGGGTCACCATTGCTTTCGGGTAAGTAGTCGATGATCGCGTCTCGGACTGCATCGCGCAGGGGGAGCAGGTCATCCAGCGTCGCGGTCCCCATCACCAGTCCGAGGCGAACCTCGATGCGCTGGAGCGCGGGGGCGTTGATGCGCTGATTGCCGCCTGCGGTTTCGGCTAGATCGGTGATCCAGACGGTGGGGCCGTTGGCTAGGCTGGCCGTTTCTGGCGGTAAGCCGACGACGACCTTGCCGTTGAGTCCCTCGACGGTTTCCAACTGCGTCACGATGCCGTCGATGTTCATGCTGGGGCCATCCTGGCCTTGCGAATCCCTGCCGAGTCCACGTCATCGATTTCGATCACGGTGTACTCGGTATCGCCCACGGTCACGGCTGACCGCACTTCGATTTCAGGGAAATCCGCTGCACGGAACATCAAGTGAGCGCCGTTGACCATCTGCACCGTATTGCCCAGCATCATGTCGTCTTGAGGCGTGACAATCGCTGTGCCGTCCACACTGTCAATGCTGACGGCGCTGCCAAACACACGTTCAAGAGACCCGTGGGCTAGGCTGGCGAGTTGGTCAAAGGCGCTGGTCACGATTAGCTCAGGCCGATGGTCAGCACGGCATCGGGACGGGTACAGACCATCGCGACGTTCGTCTGCATCTCGATGTAGATGCCACGATTACCTTCATCAATCGGGTAAGCGTTGGTGTAGTAGGGTTGTCCCACTGCGCCCGCGCCGACCTGATCCAGGGTATCTGCGGGTGCAAAAGCCTGGATGAACAACTCGGGTACGCCCACTGGAATGACCTTGGCTTTGCCGCTGGCGATAACGGTAGAACCGACACCGCGATAGCGTTCAAAGGTCACGCCGCCGAAGATCACCTGTTCGGTGGTCGAGCCGCGCAGCGCGGAAGCCTGAACCTGATTCAGGTAGGTTTCCTTGATGGTCTTGGACTCGATCAGGCCCGCCCAAAAAGTGTCGTCGCACAGCGCCAACAAGCCTGAGTAAGGAATGCCTTTCAAGGCAGACTCAATCGGCTTGATGATGTTGGTGAAGATCGCGGAGCGGATCGCGCTATCGGAAGCACCGAAAGCCACCGCCGCAGATGCCGGCGCATTACCGAAGGCATTGCTGGGGGAATTCAGCGTGGTGACGCGCAGAGCCTCATGGGTTAAATCCATGTCCCGACGCAACTTGGCGATGACTTCATCACGACGAGCAATGATGGATTCACGGGCGCCGGATACGCCAACGGCTCTGAGCCCAAGCACCTCATCGGCGTAGACGCTGCCATCCTTGCGGTAATGAGCGGTTTCAAAGGTGTGAACCTTTCTACGCTCCAGAACCTGGGCTTTGGACGGGGTGCCACGCGGCGTGGAAGTCAGCAGTTCGGCATCGTTCAGCGCCTGTTCTTCAAGGCTGAGTTTGGTGGTGCCGAGTTGACGGGTAGAGAAGATCGCCGGATCGGCCAAGCGCCCAGGAATGTAGGGGGCTTTGGCAACCGATGCGATCAGTTCGTTCGCATTAAAAAAGTCTGTGAAAAAGTCCATCGTTATTACCTCGCGATGACGTAAGCAGCGGCCAGATCGGAATAGGCTTTGGTCTTGGCAGTCGCATCAACAGCGTCAATCCACTGAAGAGCATCCTTCTTGACTTCGGCCAACCGGACAATGACGGTGGCAGACACATCGGCGCTGGAAGCGTCAACGGCCTGCATCAGGACGGCGACCGCAGTCTCCGCACCGTTCGATTTGCCGTCGTCATAGCCTTCGTACTTGCCACCAGAGGTGACCTTGCCGAGGACGGTGCCTGCGGCCAAGTTGCCTGCGCCAGACTTGACGGTGACTACTTCACGGGAGATGCTGCCATCCCCTTCAGAGAGCAGCGCCTCATAGTTGTGTTGGGATTCGGTATAGGTCGTCATTACTTAACTCCTGCAACTTGGCGGAAGATGCTCTGGGCCAGTTCGGCCGAGCGGGTTTGAGTAGCGATCTCTTCTTCGGATCGACCGGAATCGGTAGCGGAGCTATCGACCTTTTCGGACCACATCCGCAGAACGTCAGCGCGACACTCATCCAGTGAACGACCGGAGTCGATCAGCTTTTCAGCAATGTCTTCATGCAGCTTGGCCATGCGAACGGTGCTGCGGATTTCAGCCGCACGAACCCGTTCAAGGGCGATGGCTTTACGGACTTCTTCCGCGACATCAACCGCTGCGGTTTCTGTAACTTCAACAGGAGCTTCCGAAGCCTGAGTTTCCTCAGCCGGAATTTCGTTTTCTGAGGGGTCAGACATATCGTCACCTCGGGTTGTGATTGAAACGGGGTGCAGCCTGTCCTTGCTGCGGACTTGCGATGCCGCGTCAGCGGCAATGGGGACGAAGGAAATCTCCATCGGCTCCCAGTCAACCGCCCGGTAGATCGGCATCGAGCCATCCGTTGGGCGAGTCACTTCGTACTGGTGAACCTGATAGCCCACCGACACGTTGCGAATGATTCCGGCGGCGATGTCCTGCACATAGGGCAGGAGTTCTTCGCGGGTAGAGAAGCGAACCGTGGCCATGCCGGTCTCGCCTTCCAGCCACGCCCGCTCAACCACACCGATGATGTCTTCCAGTTCCTCGCACTCATGGGTGTCGAGGACCGGAGCGCCACCATTCAGGCGATCCAAGCGAACGGCGTCTGGAGAGACGACCAGTTCTTCAATGAAGGGACCGTCCATCCAGTCGTAGCGGCGAACTTGTGCGCCGGTCGTCCACACGACATCAATGGTGTTGTTGTCGCGATTGAAGGTGGCGGGCATCGGTGCCGCTCGGACGGACATCAAAGGCATCTGTGCTTCTCTCAGCATTTCGGCTTTAGCCATCGGTGTTGTCTCCTGGGACGGGTGCCGCCGGATCGGTAGCGTCCTCAACCGGAGCGGCTACCTTGCTGTCATTGCGATAATCGCTCTCTACCTTGACGCCAAGGCTGTCGAG